GGTGGTGATCGTTTCATGGAGTGGGTAAAAGCCCTTAAGTTCTCTATCTCTTTTAGAGAGGTGAACAGAAAGTTCTTTGGAGTTAAATCCGGAAAACTTGCCCATGAGAAGATCGAAGTCCGAAATAGAAGATTTCTTCATATTTCTGACCCAGAAGGAAAACATAGAGTAGTGGCAGCTTATGATTATTTATCACAACTTGCCTTTACTCCTTTTTCTGAATGGTGTTTCAGTGCATTAAGGTTAATTCCTAATGACAGAACATTCACCCAGAATCCTGTAATTAAAGATAAAAGAGAAGGAAATAATTTCCATTCTTTTGATCTTTCTAGTGCCACTGATCGATTCCCGATCCAGTTACAAGAGCAATTAATTGCTGAAATAGCTGGACCTGGTTTCGCCAATGCCTGGAAAGCATTAATGATCAATGAACCCTTTTTGGCCCACTTTTGTGGTCCGAAAGGAAAGGATATTTCATTATTGAAATATTCTGTTGGGCAACCTATGGGAGCCCGTAGTTCATGGGCAGCGTTTACATTGAGTCACCATTTGGTGGTTCAATATGCTGCTCACCTTTGTAATAAGTATCCCTTTAAGGAATATATATTGCTAGGTGACGATATCGTTGTTTATGACAATGATGTCGCTGCAATGTATTTGCAGATCATTAATGATCTAGGTGTAGATATATCTCCTAGTAAGTCTCATATCAGTGAAAACTGTTATGAGTTTGCGAAGAGATGGTTCTATAATGGTATAGAAATATCTCCTATACCAATGGCAGGTCTAGTTTCTAACTATGACCAACCTCAATTAATATTCCAACAGATCATAGATCTGGTTAGGTCTAATCGAGGTCCTAGATTAATCATACATATTCCTGATATGGTTTTGGAACTCTTCAAGTTATTACGAAGAGATGACTCCACCATATCTAATGGAGGTTTCTTTTGTTTCTTGACAGGTCATATCACAAGATATCATCTTTATCAGACAAAAGAAATCAAGAAATTACAGATTATGTTGAATCAACTATATGTTGTTTCACGTAATTTATATAATTTCGATCCATTAATGACTAGACGCTTCATGGCAGAAGCTTCTAGTTCAAATGAATATGTAATACCACCAAGTGATGCAACCCTTTTCCAAGAATGGAGAAGGACATCATCTGGGGTAGTGAATGGGATGGCAATGTCTTATCTTAAGAGACTTTCAG